TTATGTTTGCTTTATGGGTCTTGTTAATGTTTTAATTTAATTTTTTGACTTGACTCTATGAAGGTTAACAAAGTGAGACATTTCTGAATCTGAATTCTCCTTAAAGAAAATTCTACATTTAATATTCGCTGTAGTTGATTGCTATAAGAGTCTACCTTTTGAATCACTTATCTTATTTTATTTTTAATCAATTTACTAGACCCACTGTTTTTTTATCTACCTATAAGATTATTTTGAGATTGCTGTAGGGGTCTAAAATTTTCTATCTTGAATGTTAAATGTCTAGACTCACTTCAAATTTTATCAGAAATTGTATGTGTGATTGCTGTTGGAGTCTATTTTAACGCTTCTGCTATATGTATACAACTAATTTTTTTCTTGGTGACATTTTTTAAATAGTTTTATAAAATATTTGAGATGTGATATATTTTACTGATTGCATCTGATTTTGATTTTACAGAAAAGAAAGCACAAATAGAGAATTCAGATGAATCTTCTTTTTTATTACGACTAGAAATGTATGAACCAAAATATGCACTAATAAGTCTGTTGAGTTCATCAGTGTTCTCAATATTCACATCAAGGTAGTAGTTACACTTCTCAGAATTGACCTCACCAGTGCCACTTCTATCTTTATAAATAGTGCAGATGTTTTTAGTAAACAATGTTGCTTTAGTATCTGAATTCTTTGGAAGAGCATCAACTAACTCATGACTACTTGTTAAGTTATCATATAAATAAAGATTTTCTTTAATATGTGTCTCAATAGCAACATCCAGTGATGAATCAGTCTTTACATGTAAAACAGAGGAATCTCTAAAGATTTCATCTAGTTCATTATCAGAGTATATGAAAACAATATTAATTCCTTTATCTTTTTCTGCTATCTCTTTTGCAAATAACATTTCATCTTTGTTTTTTGCTATGAGAATTGGAATACAGCCAATGTCACTGTATAATTTTGCAAATCCAATATTTGTTCTAGGCTCTTGCAAATCAGACATTAGATAAATCTGATTAACAGGCCTTGATAATTTATAGACCTCAAGTTTTTTATTTGTGCATATAATCATGTTGTTTCTCCTTATTTTTTAGTAATATACTTATTTCCTGTAAGCATATTCACAATTGTAGTTCCTGACTCATGATTAGCATCTAGTTCATTCTTTTCCTCATCAGAGAAGTCAGATTTTTGTTCTTTATAGTTTTTGATAAAATCTGCAACCTGAGCATCACGTTTATTGCTTGTTGCTTGTCTATCAAAATCATATCCTGCATACTCAAGTTTTTCACAGAAGTCATCTGGAATATAGTTGCCACTTTTCTTCCATTTAATAGCACCATCAGTCTCAACTATAGAATCTTCATTTGCAAGTTTTACAGCCTTAATAACTTCATCTTCAGCATTTTTCTTCCAGAAGTCTCCTAGTTGTCCACTAATTTCTCTTTGAAATCTTGACATGTTTATCACAATCCTTTCTGTAATTACAGAATCTAGTAAATATCAAATGTGTTCATTAATTGTTTTTCATACTCTTGAATAACTTCTTCATCTCCTGAACTTTGTAACCAATCACAGTAAGAACAAGAGCCATAGGATTGTCTTAAATAAAAGTATACCTTTCTTCCCTCAAAGACTCCTTCAAGATGAAGGTCTTCAACACCTTGATAGCCCGGGTCTTCATCATTGAAGTAAACTCTTGCGTTTTTTACTCCAATGTTTTTAGAAGCCTGCAAAAGACAGTCAGCATATCCTTTATATTTTCCAACTTTTTCAATGAAACTGAAATTACGATAGTTTAAATTTTTTGGCATGTTCTTATTCTCCTTACTACTTTGATTATATTATATTACTCTTCATCAGAAATGTCAAGGTCAAGATAACTGATTTCACCACTTACTAACATATCAACAACTCTAGAGTGTTTACTTGGTCTTGTTCCCCACACTTCACTCCAATTTGTGATGTTTCCGTCAGAATCACTTTCAAAGATATATGTCTCATTACCAAAAGCATTGTTGATACTGCTAACAATAAAATACTTTTTGCTCATTTCATCATATACTAATGTTCGCTTTTCATTTCCATTGTTTGTTTCAGGCTTAATGATTTTCATATTAGTGTCCTCTTTTCTATTTTTACTTCTTACTTATATTATATCACTTTATCTTTAAAATTACAACAACTATTTGTTATTTTCTTTCTTAATAAATCTCTCAAGAATAACTTGATGTCTTTCATCACCTTGCCAATAGTTTTCAACATTCATTGTCTTATTATCTCTGGTCCATTTACAGAAGTATGGACATAGATTCTTTGCTTCTGCAGGCTGATTTGGATAAGTATTGCTGAACACGCACCAATGACAAAGTGGAGTTTGAACAGGAGGAAATATCTTTTTGTCTACTCCATTGAATACATCTTGAAGACCTTCAGATACAATATTTATGTCAATAATACTTCTCTGTATTTTGTCACAAAGAGGAAGATTATATTGACATTCAATAGTTGGACTATCTCCAATGATATTTCTAAGAGCATGTGTATATATATGCATCTGAAGAGACGACTTCAATTCTTTATCAGTTAAAAGTTTGGTATATGTCTTAACATCTTCTATGATATATTTATTATTTATTTTGTCATACAATATTCTATCAATGAATCCACCAAACTTTCTATTCATAATTGTAACTTCAAATTCAAGTTCAAGTGCATAGATTGATACATTAGTATTATTGTTCAGAAATCTTTGAAGTCTGTAAATACCCACCTCTAGATAAATTAGAGCCTTATCTCCATAGGTTAGTCCTTGTTTGTTAGGTTCATTCCAATCATCATAGTATTTGTTTTTAAGATGAGTGACTCCTACAGCGTTTTCATTGTTTATGTTCAGAAAAAGATTTGCGTAGTGATTATAATCAATCTCTTTGCCACTCTTTATATCTAGTCCAATTTGTTCTTCAATGTAATGAACAAGTGTTCCAAACTCTGTTGCAACAGTGTCTACTTCTATTTTATGACCGTCAACATAAGTGAGTTTGTATTTGAATGGACACTTATTATATACCTCAAGTCTAGAATAACTAAATGAATCACTCATTATTTGACCACCTTTTCAACATGTTTACAGTTTGGATATCCAGAACAACCAAAGAACGGTCCATATTTGCCTGTTCTATAAACAAGAGGACTTCCACATTCAGGACACCGTTTCTCTGTTTTCTCAGATATGTTTTCATGTGGTGCAACTTTGTCTATTGATTCATTAAGTTTTTTATAAAACATGGTTAAGAATTTAGTCTCATCAAGTTTATCTGATGCAATCATATCAAGGTCTTTTTCAAGTTCTGAGGTGTAGTTGATGTTAATGATATCTGGAAATGATTTCTCCAAGAACTTAGATAGAGTCATTCCTTTCTCAGTTGGAACAATGTATTTATCTTTAACTACACAGTAACCTCTAGACTCACTAAGCAGAGTTTCAACAGTGCTGGCGAATGTAGAAGGTCTTCCAATTCCTCTTGATTCAAGTTCTTTAATAAAAGTTGATTCTTTGTATCTTGCTGGAGGAGTTGTTCTCTTCTCAAGTGCTTCAAGAGTAGGATTGTTTAAAACTTCATTAACAGTGAATGTTTCTTTTGTAGTGTCTCCATCTTCTTTATCTTCAAATGAGCCATAGACCTTTTTATATCCATCAAACAAGAGTTCTCTTGAGGTTAGACTAAAAAGATGTTTATCATTCATGATAGTATATGTTGTCTCACTTGTGATTGAACTTGCCATTGCTGTTGCAATAGTTCTTTTATAGATGATGTCATAGACTTTGAGCAGACTCTTATCAGTAATATGTTTTGCCAATCTCTCAGGAGTCATGTCTAAGTCAACAGGACGAATCGCTTCATGACCTTCTTGAGCATTTTCAGACTTCTTTGCTTTTCTGACTGATGCAAAATATTGCTTTCCATAGACCGCTTTAACATAACTTTCAAGCACAGGAAGAAAATCAGGAGATAACTCAGCACTGTCTGTTCTAATATATGTAATGAGAGCAAGATGCTGACCATTAACATCAATTCCTTCAAACAGTTTTTGAGCATATGACATCGCCTCTTTGACACCAATGCCAAGTTTATTTGAAACCTCTTGTTGAAATGTAGATGTAGTAAAAGGAGCCTTAGGATTGCTAAGTTTCTCTTTTGTTTCAATCTTATTAATTGCATATGTGTTTGTCTTCTTACAATCTTTTACAATTGCCTCAACATCATTAAGACTATTTAATCTCTTTACTTCTTTATCAACAGTGCCAAAATATTTTCCTTTAAATACTACATCATTTTTTGAAAAGAGAATGTTTAAATCAAAATAAGTCTCAATGACAAATCTGTTGATTTCTTCTTCTCTATCAACAATTAATCTAAGACCTGCACTTTGAACTCTTCCAACACTTCTTGCGTCAACTTGTTTTCTAGAGATTGGAGAAAGTCTATAACCAACTATCTTATCAAGTTTTTGTCTTGCTTGAGAAGCACTGACTAGATTGTCATCAATCTTCCTTGGATTGTCAAATGCTTGTAATACAGCCTTCTTAGTGATTTCATGAAAAGTAACACGCTGATATTTCTCATTAGGTATCTTAAGAAACTTCTTTAGACTCCAGGCAATTGCTTCACCCTCTCTATCAGGGTCAGATGCAATGTATATAACATCAGAAACTTCAACTTGCTCTTTTAGTCTATCTACTACATCTTTCTTTTCAGGTGAAACTACATAGTCTGCTTTAAATTTATTCTCAGGGTCAATTCCCATGTTATAGACACCACTGTTTTTTATCTCTGAAATATGACCAACAGATGCCATAACAACACACTTCTTATGACCCGCGTCTTTAAGTATTTGAGAAATGGTTTTAACCTTGTTAGGACTCTCACAGATTATCAAGGTTCTTTGCTCATTTGATATTGCCATAAAATCACTCCTTCATTTGTCTATTTAGATATACAATTAATATTTTTGTTTCCACACTTGTTTGTTTGTAGATTCAATATTAACTTTGTTTGAGGCCTTTTTGAATTCATCATAAGAGCAGTTGACAATTCCACGAACAGGAAAGTATTTAGGTGAACTGATACGACTGTCAACAAACGCAAACATTTCATTCAAAATCTCTTGCTGGTCAGGTCTGTTGTTCTTATCGTCAATATTATGCACAGATTTGATTGCGTTGAATTTAAGAGCATTTCGCAGTGCTTTAAGCAGTTCTACATTAGTTGCATGATACTTGAACTGATATTCACTTAACTTTGCATCAGATGCTTTAAATAAATATAATTCTGCTTGAAAAACACGCAGACTTGGCATCTCATTCTTATGAGTGCTACAACCATAAAATCCAAGGGGTTTACCATCAGGATAATAAGTTGTAAATGGATTTGTTTTAGATGCAAACATGATGGCAATTTGAACATTCTCATCATCTGTGCTAAAGACATAAATAGGATGGTCAGAAACAATTGTGCCATCATGATTAATAAACTTAGAGCATAAGTAACTACTTCCAACAATTCCTGTAATTTTCATTGAACGGTGCCTCTCTTATCATATGATTGATATTTATAGTTTTGTTTTACTAATTCAAATTTTGCTTGTTCAACTGGATTAAGCCAATGATGATACTTCTTACCAGATTTCTTATCAGCGAAATTTGCTCTGATATGACCATTTTCACTTTGACACCAAGAGACCATCTTGAGAGATGGTCTCATTTGTTGAAATGCTTTTCCTTGAAGTCTTTGACTCATATTATTTAACCTTGTGAACTAATACACGATAATGAAATACTTGAATATGATATCCACCCGCTGAGATTGTTTCAACCTTTGCTGTTCCTTTACTTCCTTTAACTGTTCCATTAATCTCACCATTTTTATTTCCAATGCTAAGATTTGAAACATCTTGAATCTCACCAACAACATTAGTGATTCTAAGAACAAGGTCCTTGTATTTAGCAACAACTTCATCATCAAGAACTTTATTCAACATGGCAGTGTCAATCTTAGAATAGCCTGTGAATTCTTTTGTGAAAGAGTTAATTTCTCTGTAGTATTCTTTTTCAAATTGTCTTTCATGATAATATTTTTCTCTGAATTGAAATTTCTTACCTGCTTTTTCTTCTTGTTCTTGTAGATATTTTTCCAACTCTTGTTTTTCATTTGCTCTGAGTTTCAAGTATTCTTGAGCATTTGTCATATACCAGTTGTAAGCATGTTCACGCCACTGCTTTAAAAACTCAACTAGAACTTCAATCTTGTCTTCATTCTCAAAGTTTACAATCTCAGTCATTTGAACTTCATACTTAGCAAGAGTGAGTTGTGCATCTCTTAGGTCACTATATGCATTTGCAAGTTCATAAATCTCAGAGTCAGGGTTTTTTGGATTTTTAACGAATATCATAAACTTTTCTCTTGTTTCTTTTTTAAGAGGATGCTCATAATGCATCATTCCAAATTCTTTAGCAATATCAAGTTCTTCTTTAGTTAGACCTACAGACCACTTGACAATACGCTTGTTGATTTTCTCAATCTCTTTGTGCTTCTTTTCAATTCTTTCAGCAACTTGTTCTTTTGTCATCATATATTTTTCCTCCAAGAGTTTATCTTCACACTATAATTATATCACTAATATTGTTTTATGTCAAGTTAAAAAAGAAAAAATGTGCTAATATAACACATTTCACTTTTAACATTTCTTCATTAAAACTTAATGAGACTGGAAGATATGTCACCTCTAGCAAGAATTTTTCCATAAAAGTCTCTTGTGATATTACTCTTCTTATCATATTTACCTAGAATGACTTTATAAAAGTCTCTGACAATTTTGTTTCCTTGACTGTCAGTTTCAATGTAACCAACGATTCGTCCACTAAAGTCTCTTATTATTTGAACATCTTTTGCCATTGTGTATTTACCTCCAAATCAATTATATATACTCTCTCATGCACTCAACAAGGTCTACACATAAATCAAGTGCCTCACTCATTGTTAGTTGTCTTACATCTTCAACCTTAACTTTAGGGCTATCAGAAATGAATGTTTTGATTATTTTCTTTATCTTCGTTTCATTATATTCAAATCTTGATATGGTGCAGGAGATGTTATTACCAACGAACTTAAGGCCAAGAAAAACTGGACCTTGTTCAAATACAACTGTTTCACCCATGATTGTTTTGATAACTAGATAATGATACATTCCATTAGCGTCTGTCATTTCAAGGGCACATTGACCAATGTTGCTGATATCAATTGTTGCTTCAAATTTTCTTATCTGTCTATAATCAAATTTCATTATTAATTCTTAGGTTCTTCAGATTCAGTCTTTTGTTCATTGTTCAACTTTTCCAATTGAACCTCTCCTTTTGCGACTGCATTAATAAATTTAGCACCATCTGAAATCTTTTTCAAGTCGGGGTCATTCTCAATTTCTTTGTTGAGTTTTTTATATTTACGCTTTAAGAACTTCATATACTCTTTAAGTAGTTCTTGCTTCTCTTCATCAGTTGCTGATTCAAACTCAGGAAGAATCTCAAGACCAAAATCAGAAATTAACACACCATCAAGCATGTCAACTTGTTGTTGAAAGATTTCGGCTGCCAGACCTTCAAACTTGTTTGATTCCGGTCTTCCATCACCTCTCTGATAAACAGCATAGATGACCTCACTTCTTGGAACAATAAACTCTCTATCAGGAATGCTTGGACTCTTTTCACGAACAAATTTGAATCCTTCAGTTTTTGTAATAACAGGATTAATAAATGCTCTCACATCACCATTAAAGTTGATGCAGAAAACTCTATCAAATCTTTCAATCTGTGATGCAGATAAAGATGTAATATTAAGACTCTTGTTTGCTCTGATGGTGTCCTTCAAGTCACGAATTGTTTGAGCGGTCTTGGTATAATCAGTTCTCATATTTATCTCATCAGAACGCTGAGATAGTTTCTGAATGTCTTGTGATATTTCAAATCCATAATATGTCATATTAAATTACCTCCTCAATCACTAACCTATAAATATCTCTCTCTAGGTCTGCTGAAAGAGTCAATTCAAAATCTTCATTTGTTAATTTAAGAGATGTTAAATTCTGATTAATGACTACAGACTCAGGCTCAAGGTCTACTAAATCAGAGTCAGACAAAATAGTGTATATCTTTGCGTAATCATTACTGTCCTTTAAGATAACAGTTGCAACACCATTATCATACTCAACTTCATTTTCAATTCCTAAGTCTTTTACAAAGTCTTCAATTCTCATTTTGTTTTTTCCTTCTTTATATATTCTTTAAACTTTTTCAAATCATCTTGTATCTCACTGAGAACTCTGTCTTGGGAAGTGTTCTCAAAGTAATTATACAATTTTTTATTTTGACTCTTATGTCTATTTAGTTTTTTATCTCTTGTTGGTTGATTTAAAAGAAGAATGATATACGAAAGTCTTTCATAGTGGTCCTTGGTTTTGTCAAGCATCATCTGAGATTGTTCAACCTGCTCTTCAGTAACATAGCCACCTTTTAGTGCTTCATCAAAATCTTTAACATCCTCAAGCATCTCAAAGTATAAATCTTGAATTTGTTTATAATAACTCATTACATGTTTCTTCGCCATATTTTCTTCCTTATCTTATGTTTTATAAAAGTTCTTTTACTCTGTCATCACTTAATTTCTTCAGTGCTGAAAAATTGATGATTGGATTACGAAACTTCTTAAGAATGATTTCCCAATTATCTCTCCAGAACTCAGTAAAAGACCTGTTCAAAAGTTCAAAAATGTATTTTGATGACCAGTCACCATAGTGTTCAATAATCTTTGATTTCTCTTTGAGAATATGCTCATCTGTAATCATCTTAGAGATTTCATATTCAATAAGATTCTTATCTTTGTTGTCTGAGTTTTCTTCTCTTACTCTTGATTTTGAGTTCTTAAAGTCTTCAGTTAGAACTTTAGCCCATTTGATGTGACCAAATCTATTTCTGTAATTATAATTCTTGATGACAATTCCTTCACCTAGACCTTCAGTAATAAGCCAATCACCTGTTTTATCAAGATATGACTTAATAATGTCTTCAGTTGGATTTTCAAGTTTTGCAATAATAGGAATAAATTTAATGTTCTTAAATTCTGCTTCAAATTCTTTTGAGTAAACATCATAGTTGATATAACTATCAGTGTCTGCATCAAAGATGTCAAACACGTAGAGTTTTCTCCATGCATCTTTATTATATTTAGCAAGAGTGTGTCTAACTAGCCATTCACCATAAATGATGTGACTAGAATGTCTTTTCAAATAGTTTAAAACATCATTGTATTCATCTGTGTAATCTTTACTAGACACAGTATTTAGAAAGCCTGCATTATCCTCAGACACACTTAGTTCTCTTTTTCTTGAGCCAAAGCCTAATGTCTGGTCATCTTTCAACCAGACACAGGCATTAGTTCCGTCAATCTTATAAGATAAGTAACATGTTCCAGATAAAATACCTTCTACATCTGTTGTTCCTAATTTTTCAATGTGTTGATATGTTTTATAGTTCATTCTATTATTCCTTTCTAATAGACCATTTAAATATCTAAATCAATACTAACATCAATAACATCATCATCTTCAAAGAAAAGAATCTTTTGTGATGGTTTGTTAAATAGTCGTTTGCTGAGAGCATACTGCTCAGTTCCCACAATTGAGCCATTGATGAACACTCTCAGTCCTTGATATGTCTTCATCTTCTCAGCATGATAATGAGACAAAAGAGCATAGTGAATAAATCTATTTGTCGCACCAATAAAGTTTTGAAATACATTGTTCATTGAATCTTGATGTCCGTGAGCAAATACAACTGTCTTTCCATTAAGAAGATTGAATGTTCCGAGTCCATCATCTAGATTGTCGTGCATGAACTTAATCTTACTGCTCTTTAATCTTTCTTCAATGAACCAATCAATGATTTTATTAAAGTTTTCTTTTTCAATATGTTCTTCTTTACTCGCCATTGCTCTTGAGTGATTATCAACTACACTTCTGTAGACAACCTCAGGAGCACATTCTTGAAGTCTATTAAGTGCTTGAGATAGAATCTCAGCCGCCTTCATGATTTGTTCTGTAACAGCAAGCCCAACTTCTAGTCTAGCATTTGTATGAATGATGCCATGAATCATATCACCCATGTTAAGAACAGTTAGTCTGTTAATCTTATGTCTTTGACAATATTGAATTGCCTTGTCTACAAGATGAGAAACTCTTTTGACAGCAATCTCCGGATTGTAAGTGTTGTAGAAGTTCTTACAATTAACTCCCATGTGCATATCAGATAACATTAGAATTGCCTCTTTAGTAATATCTGAGTCTGTTCTCTTAGGACATTCAACATTTGATAACTCACCTAGATTCTTCATTGCATCAAGAAGACCTTGTTTGAATAAATCAACTCTGGCCTCATCTCTCATTGCTCTTCTATAGTAGTTTAATGTGTCTCTTGTCTTAGTTTGTTGAATATACAATGCACGAGTTTTTTCCTCAATTGTATCAGTGACATCTTCTAACCCAATTTCATTGACAGTCTTATCAGAAAGTATTTTAGGATTTTTTGGCAGAGTGTTGTTTTCCATCTGACGATACTTAATCCAATTTCTTAAGGCTTCTCCCGTTTTGGAAATTCCTAGAATTTCTGCTAGTTCATTCCAATTTTTGTCTGTGTGTAATAAAGCCTTGTGAGCAACACCTATGGCAAAAATTTCCTCCCCAGTATACTCACCGTGTTTCTTATTGAACGAGTGAATATACTCGTAAAATTCGTGTTTTGTCATTAAAAATTCTCCAATTTCTTTGTATTTTTATTCTGCTGATAAAATCTTTTCAATTGCCTCATTGTAAAGAAAAGATAACTTCTTATAGCGTTTAATAACACTGTCAATTTGAAGTCTTAAATCAGCATTTTCTTTGACTACACGGTCAAAATCTGCTTGAGTAATTTCTTTCTTTTCAACAACTTGTTCAACTTGCTTCATTTCTTTTTCCATGATTTTTCTCCTTTTATTTTTTAGTCTTCTTCATTACTTATATCTTCAATGTCAATTACATCTTCTCTTGCTCCGGGCTCTGAGATGAAAGACATTAATGATTTAATTGCATCTACAACTCGCTCTTTTGAATCTCTGTCTAATGATGTTGCACCTAGATTTATATTAACCTCATTCTTTTGCTGATTGATAATCAATCCAGAAGTTGTGTCATCAAGTGTTCCTAGAGTCTCAGTTGTCTTTTCAATAGTAGTCAAGATTGTTGTCATAAATGTCAGCAAATCTCTATTACTAATTTCATCTGGACGATTTTCAAGTCTTTGTAGAGTTTGATTATTTACCAGGTCTACCATATCATAATACTTTATCAATCTTATGATATTCTTTTTTGCCATGTGAACCTTAAATAGATGTGTTAAGTCCTTTAACTTAGAAGGATTCTCTTCTGCTATGATTGCATTTACAAGATTGGTGGCAGATGTATCTAGTGATAAAGCATTAATCTGTGACTTTGGTTTAACTATATCATGCTTTTTCTTTCCCATGTTTATAATAGTTCCTTATATGTATTTGTGATTCTTGTGACTAATGTCATTTCAAGTGTATCTTGTAATAAGTTTCTCTTATTAACAATGGTATTCTTCACTGCTACCTCAAGTTCTTTGCTAGGTATAAACTTATATCTTACATTCTCAGAATTAAGTTCTAAATAAATTGTTCCAATTCCAATGTCAATCTCTGCAAATCTTTTTTGTTCAAGAATAGATTCTTCAATTTCATCGCTGATGCAGTATACTGCTTTTTCAACAAGTTTATTTAACACGCCATCAGGAATAGTTGTCAACTTAGAAATATCTTCCACTAAATTACTCATCTTGCTTTACCTCCTCTTCTTTCAAAAGCCTTAAAACTGCTTTTGGGTCCTTTGAGATTAGATATCTGCAGGTATCTTCAAGATTACTAGCGTATTTCTGAAGAGCATTGTTTAGTTTGCTTCTCACAGCATTTTCCATAACATCTGTTTGATAAACTTTATCCATCTCACTCTCTATATACAATAAATTTCTTTTGAACATATTATTAAAATCTTTTGAAGTCATATTTGTCTAGAATGTCGCCAATAACACAAAAGCAGTGTTTAACATCTTTCAGTTTATTTTCTTCTAAGTCAATCATTTTTACCGCTTTGTTGAACTCAATATTCTCAAGTTTAACATATTGATATAGCATCAATGCTTTAATGACAACCTTAAACTCACTCATTGTTGGAACTGTGATTGTTGTTCCACCAAAATACTCAAAGAAATTTAGCAGACTATCTTTCTTTAAAACATATGATAGTTCACTAAGAGTTGCATATTCAGGAACATCTTTCATCTTGTAAATTGCAAACAGCATCAGTGAGTATATATCATTAACCTTTAATGCATTTAATTCTTCCATCTTCATTAGTAGTTCTCCTCATAATTATCTTTATTAGAGATTGCTGTTGCCATAATTCCTTCTAACTCTGAATCAGTTAGACTGAATGACTTTTGAGTGTCAGTTATCTCATTCTCAATATCTCTTCTTATTTTATTAGTGAGAATTCTAACATAGTCCTTAAAAGAATCATCAAGATGCCAAGTCATCACAGCATCCTGTCGCTCTCTCTGAAGACTCTTGATATATAAATCTTCTTTATCAGCACTGTTACTCTTACTTGATATTTTTTTAATTTTATCATTGCTTAGTGTCATGCTATTAATGAAGGTAAGAAGACATGACATATACAACCTCTTGCTCACTAATATGTCATTTTTATATGGTGTATCTTTTATTCTATTTCTTATAATTCCTGGAAGTATTTTAAGTGTGTCAAATACTGCCTCTACAAGTCCTTGTGAATAATCTTTTTGAATGTATTGTTTTGTCATATTCACAAGATTTTCCATTTGACCTTCATCAGCATAGTTATATGTCTGAGCAAAGTTTTCTCTTTGATAATCAACCTTAAGAGGATAAATGGTTGCCTTAGTATAGTTTAGTATTGATTTAATTTTCTTCTCAGGAAGTGTGTCAGCACATGTGTCTTTTGAAGGATATCTAAGATAAAGTCTTGATGATGAATACAGTGCAAAGATGTCATAATCATCAAAGTATTTGAAGTATCTTCCCTTACTGGCCAGCATGTAACAAATGTGATACAGATACTGATAAAGAATGTTATCATCTCTATCTGCTTTATAGATATTTGCATCGAAATATATGCACATATCTGTATACTTCATGTTTGGTTTCTTGTATGTCATTCCCATTATTTGATTTTACTCACTCCCTTCTCATCTTTTTCTACATTGATTTCACCTTCAAATAGACCTTTAAGCAGTTCAGTGTGATGAGTGATGATAAATACACTTTCAACATCTGTGAGTCTGTTAGAGATTAGATTGATGACCTTGTCACATCCTTTTGCATCAAGATTATCTGTAATCTCATCAAGAACTAGAATGTTACTTGAGAAGTTTAGATATTGACACAACATGTCTCTAATTGAGAATTGAATGATTAAGTCTACCTTTTGCTTTTCTCCACCACTTAAGTTTTCATAATCTTTTCCACAGTATGAAATATCAATGCTGTTTCCATTTAACTTAAACTCAATCTCATTGGTCTCAAATACATAAGAGCAATATTCCTTTGCTTTAACATTAATGAAATCAATAACATGTGTCAATAAAAAGCCTCTGAAGTCTCTCTTGACTAATGAATTCATTTTGTCCACAGCAATAATATGAGAGTTCAATATATCACTCTCTTTATTAATATACAATATTTTATTCTTGACAGAACTTATTGACTCTTGAATTGACTTAATTTTATTCTCAATTTGTTTTTTATTAACTTCAAAATTACTCTTATTGTTCTTTAGTTGTAAAATCTCAGACATAAGAGTGTTCTTTTCTCTTGTTAATGAATTGATTGTATTGGTAATTGTTGTAATGCTATTTCTACTTGCTGTCAAGGTATCTCTTAATGATGTCTCACTTTGTGCATATCTTGTGTTAATCTCATTGACTGCACTGTTATAGACAGTTGTTAAATCTCTTTCCTTTGCTCTTTCCTCTTCCTGTTGCTTAATAAGATTTGCAAGAGTTGTCTTCATATCAGTTGTATCAGACTTATGAACATGTGGAAGTTTTTGACCGCAGGTTGGACATACATCTTTAATAGAGTCAAGTTTTAAAATCTCATTTCTTAAATGAGCCTGCTCTGATTCTATTTTTGTAATACTAACTCTTACATTAGAAACATTTGTATTGTAGGAATCTTTTAATGATGAGATTTCACTTGATTTAAGATTTACTGTGTTTAGTAATGACGCATTAATTTCTAACTGCTTTTTATTTTCTGCACTAAGTTCATTTCCTATATGTTCACTATTTTCATCAATTTTGTGAATTTGAGTCTCCTTAGTTAGAATGTCACCATCAAAATTAGGCATAATCAAGTAGTCAGATAATTTAGCATTCTCTTTATTCAATTCCTCAGTATACATCTTTTGCTGAGTATTTGCTTGAAGTAGGTCATCTTCAAGTGTTCTTTTGACTGTTGCAAGTTCTCCACTTCTCTTAGAAATTCTTGCTTTAATGTCTTCAATCATGAAATCAGATTTAGACAGTTTCTCAAGAACTTCTTTACGACCCAAGGGAGTATTATTTGTAAATCTATGAGGTAGTCCTTGACCTAGAATAATGACACTGCCAATTAGAGATGATGTCATGTCAGGAATATACTGCTCTAAAAGTGCTTCAGACTTTCTTACACCATCACCTGACCTGTCTTCTCCATTGATAAATATCTTTAGGTCTGCACCTTTTTTACCATTGTAGTCTTTGTATCTGATGATTCTATACTCATTCTCATCAATTCTAAATGTCAATTCAACAAAACAGCCTTCATTGACAAAGTTGATGTTGCAGATGTTACTGCTAAGACCTTGAATTGTTTCACCTGTAAGTGCCCATGAAATAGCACTCCATATTGAAGACTTTCCAGAGCCATTACTCAGTGCGCCATCTTTGGGATTCTTATTTATTCCTGATACAAGAACATATCCTTTATTGCGAAAACTTAGTTCTGCATCTCCAAAACTAAGAAAATTATGAATCTTTATTTTTTCAAATACAATGTTTGCCATTACATAACCACCTTATTTAATTCTTCCTTTAGAATTTCTGGAGATACAACAGATGCGTCAATGTTTGTGAGAATGAAGTTATAGAACTGACTCAAATGGTCTGTGATGTTTAAACTCTGCTTAACTTCTGTTTCATCTACACTATCTTTAATATCTTTATAGGAAATGATTCTATGCTCAATTATGCTTGGCAAAGATGCTATCACTTCTCTTGCTCTGTCAATTAAAGATTCCTCACATCTTAGTGTTATTATAGCATTATTTTTTAATCTTGTCAAGAACTGTAAATCTCTCTCTTTAGCAATTTCCAGTTTATAGAAGTTGAATGCGTGTGGATTTTCAATGAAATCAAGTTGTAAAGTTTCAGTATCAAGAACACAAATAAGGTGTGGATGCTTATGTGCATCTTCACCGAAGTTTTGTCCTGACAGAATACCAAGATTTAATATTGATTCTTTATCATTGAGAAACATTCCATTATGAATATGACCATTGATGTATAAATCTGAGTTTACTTCAATTTCTTTCAAATCAAATCCATCTGTTGATGTGTATGCACCATACTGAACATTCTTTAAATCATTATGAGAGAAGATGATTCTATTCTTAACTTCTTGTGTAACAAAGGTGTTAGGCTCTTCAGTGTCATTCCAATAATCTAAAATTGACTTTCTGTTTTCTTCAAGAATATAAGGAAGAAATAAGACATCAGTTTTATAACTAATTAATCTTTGTGGTTTATCTACGATGACAAAGCCATCATTGTTTAATGCATTTGTTGAATTATATTCAAGAGTTGAAACAGTTGACTCATGATTTCCAACAATAAAAAAGTGTTCTTTTACACTTCCTTTTGCCCATTTGATTCTTAACAACGCTGATAATTCTTCAGCGTTTAAATCAGGTCTGTCAAAGAAATCTCCTAGACAAACTACAGCATCACAATTATTTTTTTCTGCCTGTTCTTCTGCCCAATTGACACTTCTAATTAGATTCTCTAGTCTTGTTGAGTATTCTGTTCCTCTAGACCTTACAATGCTTGAGTAGGTGCTCCAATGGACATCACCATATACCAGTATTTTCATAGTTCTTCCTTACTTTGTGTTGACATTATATCTGTCATTTACAAGATGAATTTCTTTTGTTCTTGGATTAATTTCACCTGTTTTAACTTGATGTCTATATGCTTGTAGACCAATCATATACTTATTGTCCATAAACTGTGACCACTTCTTATATGATGAATCATCAAAATAAAGTTTTGCAGTATTTTCTTGTCCATGATGCTTTGTGCTGTTATAATTCTTAATAAACATATCAGCAAACTTATCACTAATGCCTAATGCATTTGCATAAGACCAGTTATCAGTTCTTGTTGCAAGTGAGATTGTATGACCTGCAACATCTCTAATCAAACAATACTTTCCCTTGATGGTGGTAAGATATTTCGCAGACTCTCTGAATCTGTGATTCTTATCTTTATGAGAAAGTGCGAGTGTGGTCCATCTTTTATGAAACTCTTCAATGTCTTTAAATGTAAACACTTTGTTTCCATTATGTTTAGTTATATAAACAATTTGAGTTCCCTCAAGAAGTTTTCTCAACTCTTCTTTGGCCTCTATTCTTAAGACAGAAAATGATTCAACTTCATCACAATCTTTTGTTGTAATCTCAACAACACAATCCTTAGTTCTAATGGCTAACATAGTTATCACTAATCCATATAGTAGATTAATTCATATTCACTGAATGGACTTGAATAATCTTTATTGTCTTCAAATACACCACGAACACTATATTCCCATTTGTTTTTAATGTGTTCATATTCATCAATCATCTCATTGATTCCTTCAATATGATTATCAAGTTCCTCAATGTCTTCTTTCATCTTCTCATAAACATCAACTGACGCAACTTTTGGCATCATTTCATTTAACATCTTAATTTGATTTTTTCTGCCTTCAAGTTCTTTTAGAAGTTCTTCAATTGTATGTTCATAGAAGTGAATAATTTCATTCAACTTTTCAGAACTAAGAATCACATAATTGCCATACTCTTTTTCTTTTGCAAGTTGCTCATCAGAAATACCCTCATGATTAACTTGTTCTTCAAACAATCCTTTTCCTCCATTATAAACAAGAGAAACTTCTCTTGACAGTTCTCTTGTAGGAGTTGTTGAAAGCCACATTAAAGTAATTGCATCTTCATGAGATTGTCCTTTGTGCTTAAGTTTAATTTCAATTTGACTGCTCATATTGTTCTCCTTTATATTTTATATTTTGAATCAAAGAATATTAATTAACAGATAGTCAATAATCTTGTCATTGGGAAGATTGCCACTCTTTAATTGATAATCAACAAGTGTAATCATGTCAAATATCTTTATTAGTTCTGTGTTAGTGAACTTTCCTAGATTATATTTGATTGCACTAAATTGTTTTGGATTCATTCCTAGAGATTCTGCGGTTGCATTAGCAGACATTTGAATATCTAGAATATTCTTAAATGACTTGTAAAGAATTGAGACAACACCCATGGGTTCTACATCTATTGTTTCAATTGTTTCTAAGATGTTTTTTGCTGTCTTAATATCTCTCTTTGTAATTGCATTTGTGAAGTTGAAGATAGTGCTAGAATTTAAATCACCATAAGCATCTTCTTTGTTAAGTAAACTAAATATTTGTCCCTGGTCTTTCTTATTAAATATTTTAATTTTATCAACTTCATTTGATAGTCTGTAAATATCTTTAGCAACATCACTGAGCCAGTTTATCTCTTCATTTGACAGTCCAGGAAGATTCTTTGCTGTGTAGGCTCTAATTTGCCATTGTTGTAGTTTTGGTATCTCAATTACATATTGCTTCATACCTTCAAGAACATCTACATCAATTGATTTGCATATGACAATCTTATTGTTTAATGAATCAGACCTAAATTGTTTATCAATCTTGTCAATATTCATTACATACAGACTATCATCTTCACCAAAAATGTCAGATGTGATATCATCAAGTGATTCTACATACACAATAGGCTTTTTTTTAAACTCACTGATTGCCTCAACATATTGTCTAGCAATAAATGGAAAGTCAGAATATTTTAAAATGAGAAAAGAATCATTAAGAGTTTTATCTTCAATGTTCTTCTTTAATTCAATAATATTCATTGTGTTCTCACTCCTTGCCAAAGTGCTGATAAGTAGTTCTCAACAAGATGCTTTCTATTGAGTCTTTTGTCACGCATCTTTTTAACATATTCAACAGTTATATTATACAAGATTAAAATCTTCTTATCATTAGTTGTTTTAAATTCATTCAACATGACATGAGTTAGCATATTGAAGAAAAGTTCAACATCAAACTTATTGAACTCATCTTTGTAGTTAAGTTTGTCTGAAATGGACAGTGTATTAGGATATGATGCTATAGAAGTCTTCTGAACCATTTTGGTGCATAAGGTGTGTAAGTCTGATAGATTTATCATTGTCAGTGCTTTAAGTTGACCAGGAGTCAGGCAAACACTCAATGCGAGTTCTTTATCAACATTGATGTCTACAAACTGTTCCAACACGCTTCTTGAGTATTGTTCCATTTCAAAAATAATGCATCTATTCATGATTGTAGGCAACAAATTAACTCTGTCTTCTGCAAGAATAATAATGAACGAATATTCAGAAGGCTCCTCTAGAAATTTTAGAATCATATTTTGTTTTCTATCATCAATCTTAGATGCATCAATTACATAAAGAGATGGAGTAACTCTTGCTGAGATATTGTTGATGAACTCTTGAGATATTTGTTCTGTAATGTCTATTAACTCAAGTTTGAATTTGTCTGCAATATATGAAGACATTAAATGTTTACCTGAGCCAGATGCGCCAAGCATAATAACTGATTTTGGATATGTTTGATATGTATAAGAATTGATTTTAGATAATAATTTTTCTTGACCTAATATTTTCATATGCACCTCTATCTACAAAGTTGAAGTAACATAATTTCAATGGTTGTCTTCATATTTGAATCATATTTAATTGTATTCTTAATGTTTAATACCTTATCAGTTAAGTTGTTAAAATAAGCACGATTATTCTCAATGCCTACACAGAACTTCAAATCTTCTTCCATTGACAATGGTATCATGGTCACAGACATATCTTTGAATAGACAGTATTTTGCAAGGTCTAAGGAGAAGTTTAGATATTGTTCTACAAACAGTTTCAAGTCATTTCCTGAATTATAAAATGAATTGATAAGATTGATAACAATTTGTTCTTGACCATCAATGATTGCATTTGTCAATTTGAAGAATGAATCATAAGAGTAGTTACCAAGTGCCTCTAGAACATTTTGAATTGATATATCAGTTGAGTATCCACTACACTTGTCAAGCATTGCCAAAGCATCACGCATGCCACCAGAACTGATTTTAGAGATGTAGTCAATACTTTCTTCATAGTTAATGTAATTCTCTCTTAAACAGACAAAACGAAGTCTTTCTTTAATCTCTTGAGTATTAACTTTAGTTAGATTGAATCTTTGAACTCTATTTAAAATAGTTGCAGGAATCTTTTGAGCATCAGTTGTGCAAAACATAAAGATTGTATACATAGGCGGTTCTTCAAGAACTTTTAAAAATGCATTCCAACCTGCTGTTGTAATCATATGACACTCATCAACAATGTAGATTTTATATGTAGAATCAAGAGAGCGTTCAACTGCACCTTGAATAATCATTTTAACATTATCAACACCATTGTTTGACGCACCATCAATTTCAATTGGGAAGCCTTGATATTGATTAATCTCATTAGCAAAAATTCTAGCGAGAGTAGTTTTACCTGTTCCACTAGGTCCACTAAAAAGATAAACATTCTTGAACTGCTTGAGTTCAAGTTGTCTCATTAGAATTTTCTTAATTGATAATTGTGAGCAAACTTCTGAGAAAGTCTGTGGTCTATATTTTACTGCTAATGTTTCATTCATGTGTTGTATCTCCTTATGTTATAGTTTCTGAATAATCTCTATACCATCAAGAGGCACCCAGCCTGACCACATCTCATTCAGGTCAGTGTTTGTATTGATGTTATATGCTAGACCAGTTATTTTTATCATCTGACCTAGCACTCTTATAACTTCACATTTGTAATGAGTGTGCTTTGGTATACTTCCTTGATTCCAGTTTGATGCTAATAATGAGTTTGCGGTAGGATTTAAAACACTCGCACTTATTTCAATTAAATAATACTCACCTTCAACAATCTTTACTTCTTCATACTTCTTTATTGATATATAAGTTGTGTTATCATCAAAGGGGGGAATCTTTGCTGTAACAACTTTTTGCAGTTGTTCTTTTACAATCTTATTCATTAGAAAACTTTTTCATCAATATAGCAGGCAACTAAGTCGGCCATATGAAGAAGAAGTGCAAGGCTGTATTTGGTGTAGATTGTTGGAATAATGTTTTGTGAACTGTCTGCCCCCATTCCACCAAGATGATTGAGAATGGCACTACTTTCTTCCACAGATAGAGGAAAGAATGAATGAGTAATGAACTCACTGTTTTGCTCATGATTTCCATAAATAAATCTTTCACCGGCTTCACGAATCTTAAACTCTTCTCTTTGTTCCCATTTGCCTGTATCTTCATTCTTGACATTTCTCATGAATGTTGTAAAGTAATTTGCCTTGCCAATATCATGCATCAGAGCAACAATTTTCAAAGTATTCTCAGAATAAATTGATTGCATGACAACGTGGGCAGACTCAGGAATATATTTTCCTTCTTCATCAACTTCCCATTTCTTCTCAGGAATCAATGCAAACATGTCCGAAAGTTTAACAAGATTCTCATATACACACAAACTGTGGGCACATAATCCACCAGCATAACTTCCATGATATCTAGTTGTTGCAGGAGCAGTGAAAAAGTCAGACACTTCCAGCCACCTAATAAGACCTTGAATATCAGAATCTGGAACAGTGATTGATGAAATCAGTTCAAGATATCGCTCTTTGTTTCTAATCATTTGTTCTGTCATATTATTACTTCCTCTCTAGTGAGTTATACAATTTTATTTATCTTCTACAGACAATGTAATAGAAGATTTTTTAGTGAGCATTGAGCCTAGTCCTTCATTAAGCATAGTGCTTGTCTTCAATTCTTTGTTCAGAAGTGTTGCATTAATACTCTTTGTGATGTAGGAGTTCATATTCTTCTTTTCAAGCCATTCTATCATTGCAGGCTCATCATTGTATGTAACTGTGACTTTTGTAGTCAGTTTGGCGGTGATTCCTTCTTCAGTGATAAATGTGGTCTGATTCAGGGCATCCATGTCATTGATAATTAAAGGCTTCAATTCATCCATTTTATTCTTGACCTTATCAGCCAATTTTTTCAACTTTAGATATTTTTTAACATTTTCTTTTAACATAGTATTTTCCTCTTTTCTTTCTATCTATACATATTATATCACTTGTTGTGAATAAAGTCAAGTGTTAAGGTTTAAGTTTCTTTTGATAAGAACTAATTTTTCTCATCTTGCATTTAATCAATGGATTATCATTTACATTGACTTTGTATTCATTGATTAAAAGTTCAATAAGTTCTGTTGCTGTTTCAATAAACTTATTCTTAACTCTATCAACATCATTTTGAGCAAGGGCTCTGCTCATGTTGTCATTTGCATCTTTAATTTTGTCATAGGCATCCATTAAAATAAGAGATGATACAATCTCATTGTTTGGATTATACTGAATATTTTTATCAGTTCCTGATGCAACATAAGACACAAAAAGATGATGTATCTCAGCAGGAACATCTTGGGCTCTGTATAGACCACACATGATGCTGTGATTCTTCTCATCTGAAGAAAAAATCTCAATGAATTGAGTGGGTTTTAAGGTTTTTAAAAATTGACCAATTGTTATTAGTGACATAGTGTTTTCTCCTACTTATGTATTTATTATAACACAACAAACATAGAATGTCAATTAGAATTTTCTTCATTCTGTTTGTTTTTTATTTCTTCTAGAATTCTTTGAGACTCTGCCTTCACAACTTCCTCATAAGAGAAGTATTTATATCTTATATCATTCACAGATACTTTGCCTCTGAGAAAAACATAGTTGTGCTTAGGATTAACAACTTCTAAATATTTACCCCATGAAGATTGATTTTCTGAATATTCATGAACACTGCACCACATCTTGTAGTGTTCTGAGTGTCTTAGCATCATGTAGTTACTATAAACTATGATGAGATTTCTCTTCTTTTTAAAGTAACAATCAGCAATGTTTCCTTCTTCATCAACTTCTCTTAGAATATATACTGTTCCAAGTTTTCTTGCTAACTTTGATTTAATCCAGTCAATAATTTTCATTTGTTTTCCTCACTCAATTTCTCAACTAAGAATCTCATTAGTTTAGAATCAATTACAAAGTAGTTAGGCTGATTTGGACCGAAATTAAAGGCAATGACACCACTTGAAAGTCTTTGAGAAAACTTTTCTTGATTGTTCTTTTCAATCCAATCCTTCTTAATTGATATAGAGTCTTTGTCACTCAACACAGTTTTACATTCAATAAGAAGTGATGCGTCATGTTGAACAACATCACCCTTACGAAACTTACCACTTCCAGAACTTGACTGTTGCTGAGCATTTAATAGTTTGCATACTGACTTTTCATGAATGTCTGAGAAGTATCGTGTTGACTCTTTATTTACTGACATCTTCCCACAGTCCTGTCTTTATAATAGTTTCTTTAGACTCAGTTAAGTCCTCAAGATTATATTTATTATTTTCTTTATTGAGGTCATTGTTGTGTTTTGAGTATCTTTTCCAAGCAACCATCATGTCACCTTTAAGTTGTGATTCTTTTCTAACTTTTTCTCCTGAAGGATAATGGGTTGTTCTAACAGGAATGTCTGACCATGTGAGTTCAAAATATCCAAGATTAGGTCTCTCTTTAATTTTTTCTTTAAAGCAATCTTCACTGATATATGAAATCCAGCCTGTTGTTACATATTTAGTTGGCTTTCCAGTTTCTATACACACTAACATAGATTTATCTGCATAGTAATCAATGATATCTGAAAACTCATCTGATATTACTTTAGGCACCCCATAATCATACCAACGAAGAGTTCCATACTTCTCTTTGATTTGTGTGATAACATATTTATCAAGATAATCTGCCTTCAATAAACACTTCTTAATCTTTTCACACATTTCAATTCCAAATGATTCTCTCCATGGTGTAGGCATGTCGTAATCTAACTCAGTATAAGTGTAATCATAGTCAATAGGAACTTGTCCACTAAATCTGTTTCTTACTAAAAGAAATGGAAATTCTTTAATCAATTTTTTATTTTTCTTGATTAATTCTTTATCTTCTTTTGAATATTTGTGAAAAATGTTTTTAATCTTCCACAGAAGACGCTTAATTTTCAACTTTAGTTTTCTCATTAGTTGATGTTACCTCCACTACTCTTTAAGTCTTTTGATTCAGACAATTCTTTATCCACTTCGTCTTCTGTTTCTTTAATAGAGTTTGCAAGGTCAAGTGCTTCACTCTCATATTGTTTCAAGTTCTTTTTTGCAATATAAATTGAAACATAATTCGCCTCATCAGGAAATAAGTAGTAAGGATAAGGCTGAAGACTTAAAGGATTTGCTGGCACATGTTCAATGATAACAACATCAGAGTTGTCATCAGGACTAAAGATTGTGCAGAGATTTCCTGCTTCAATCAGAATCTTAACCTGCTGAGCAACCTTGATGTAAAGTTCATCACCAAATCTTTCTTTTGTAAATAGAATTCTATTAACAATGTTCATTCTATTCTGCCTCTTTTTGAAGGTCAATTCCAAATCTTTCTTCAATACTTGTGTTTAACATTTTTTCAAATGCAACAATGTTTGCGTCTTCTTTAATTCTTAATTTGTCATAGACCTTGGTATAAAGTTTCTTCCAAATATCAGGATTTGCATCAAAGAATGGACGAAGATTCTTTCTACCTCTGATTTTAATATCTTTACCATTAACATCTTTCATTACTTCACCAGTATCTGGGTCTAAGATGAGATAACTGCCTTGAACACTATTATCAATGAATCCAAAATGAGTTGCAACATCGAGAGTATCCTCAAGAATATCAACACCTCTGTCATAATTAAGATGCATATAACCTAATTTTCTATCCCACTTACAAACTTTTGTTTTAAGAACTGCAACTTCAATTAGATTTCCTGCGGGGGAGTCAGCATTCTTTGTTAGTTTATTTCCATCTTCATCAAAGAATTCTCCTCTTTTAAACATGAGACGAACTGAGCATTGATGCTTCCAAGCACGACCACCTGGAGTAACCAAGAAGTCCCCATAACCACTCACGTTTTCTCTGACTTGATTGATTCCAATAAGAGTTGCCTTATATTTTCGCAATACTCCTACAATTGTGTTTGCAAATCGAGTTAGAGATGCCGCCACACCCCCCATTTGTTTCTTTTCCATGGACTCTTCAGCAATTTGTTGTGGAACTAATGTCGCAATTGAGTCAAAAACAAGAAGACCAATCTCACCTGTCTTTAACATACTGATTGCCATGTCAAAGATTTGTTCCGCACTTTGTGCCTCTGGACGAATCAAGATTGTTGACACTTTTGCATTTGCACTCATGTCATATCCCATTTTCTTTGCCCAGATTGGGTCAGCAGTTCCTTCATTGTCAAGATAAACAATTGCTCGTGGCTTATCAGAATTTCTCTTAATCTCTTCTCTTTGATAAGACGCCGCTGTTAAGAAGGCGGTTGTTGTTTTTCCACTTGATTCCGGTCCACTGAACTCAACCATACGACCTTCAGGAATACCTCCATAAATGCAAAAATCAAATGAAGGAGAACCTAGTGATAGAATGCCATCAACATCTAGTGATTCAACACCAACTTTAACAACACCGTCTCCAAAATCCTTTTTAATTTTCTTTAATACATCAGATAATGTTAGTTCAGCCATAATTTTTTCCTTTCAAATTATTTGTCAAATTCAAGACATAGATTTATATAATGCTCTTCTATATCTTTCAATGATTCTGTTACAATTTCAATAGATGCTTTACATAAAGCGTGTTCATAATATTTTTCTTTGAGCCAATCTTTAAATAAATGGTCCTTGTATAGAGTTATTGTATCCAATGTATTGTGCCACCATTGATACTCAATCTCTTTTACAAACTCATTTGCACCATTTTCTAAATACCATGCACGAGGCTCATATTTAATTTCAAATCTCTGTTCATAAAGATATTCAATAATGTCTTGAAGGTCTTCATCAATGACATATTCAAAGTCTTTGGTGTTTACATTAGCACCATTATATTGCTCATTATTAAAACTAAAGTGTAAATCATATCTCATAATTATTCCTCTGTTACCTCTCTATTTGTTGAAGTGAATCTTCCATTGCCATACATTGATAGTTGTTCCTCTGTCATTCTGTGAGTTATAATTTTTCTCAGTGTATTCATCATATCTTTACCAGAGTCTATCTTGCCTTTAACAACCTTATATGCATGGTCGTAAATGCTTGATACAATCGTTTCATATTGAGCGTCAATTTCTGCTTGTGCTTGAAGTTCAGCAACTGTGGTCTTGTTTTTGCCTGTTCCTGATTCTTTTACTTGATTTGATAAGTAACTCTTTGAATAAACTTCTTTAGATGCACTTTTAGACATGTCTGCAAAAACACTTATCTGCTCAAGTTTTTCAATCATGAAGTAAATCATATTGCTCAACTCAAGATAATACTGCTCTAAAATATCTGTAGTTGCATTTTTGTTTTTGATACATTCAATATACAAATCACTCATTAAATTATCAAGTGATTCAGAATATTTTTTAACTACCTGAATGACAGTTGAGTTAAAATAATCAACATTTGTCTCAGTGTCATTCATTAACTTTTGAACTTTTTCAACATCTGTTGATTTTAAAAATGTTTCATTTCCTGACATCTAATTTCCTCCTAACTTTGTGAGAACGCTATAATCACTGTCTAAAAACACACGCTTCTTGACAGATGGTATTGTCACTATATCATACACTTTTTCTCCTACCATCTTCACATTAATTGACTTTTTTCCATCATTTTTCATCTTCATTACTTCTGTAACAGATATCCATGCAACAGTGTCGTGGTCAACCCACCACACAATAACACCAGGAAATACACCTTTAATGTCTTTGTAATCAACTAATTTTTCAAACTGAGTAAGATTAGTAAATGAAAGAGTGTTTCCATGAATGCTTTTACATTCAATTAAAAATAAATTTGGATAATTATAGCCAATAAAATCACAGATGTTAGAAGAGTATCCAGCATAATTTGAAACTTGGTCAGGAAGGCGAAGAAGAAAAGAGGCAGGAACTGTCCTAGCCCAATCTTCACGAAACTTTGCCTCAAATTGTTTTCCTCTATTTACTGCCATCTTGTCTCCTTAGAATAAACTAGGCTTTACAATAGCATCATCTGTGCTTCTGTCTTTGAAGGTCAAATAATCATACTGTCTGCCGACAACATTTTCACAAGGTGCTATATACTTAAATGAAGTTGATAATCTTGTTTCATGAACTCTTCTTCCACTTAAAGCACCTGTGTCAGCATGAGACTTTTCTAAGACTCCATCACCTTGCCATCTTTTGCTGTGCCTCATATAAGCAATCAGTTTGACATGTGATGTTCTAATATAAATAACTCTTTCTTGCTTTGCAAACAAGTCACAAACATACTCAAGCAATTTTACAGCAACTCCAAGACCTTGATAGTCTGGAAGAACAACAAGTCTGTGAACTCTCCAAGCAGGATGTTTCAGACCTGCAACACCGGGTTGTGGAAGTATAGCACACATTCCGACAACCTCATCATTTAGATATGCAACAAACATTTTACTTGCAATATTTAAATCTGCACTTAAATAGTGATGTTGTTTAAAAATGTTCCAAATTTCGCGTTTGTTTTGTTTTTCATAGATTTGTAACTCAAATTTTCGCTGAAGTAACCCCCTTGTGTCATATAGTGCTTCATCATCAAGGTCGATAACATAGTCTGGACAAAGCACATCTATGAAATCCTTGTGACAAGACACAAAGACACAACTGTGTAAGTTATTTTTTCTGATGTATTTACTAACTGATTTTGATGTTGACATAGCAACATTTCTATCAACTGTAGATGTAAACTCATCAATTACACAGCCACTTTTTAGCCTACGGGCCAGGTCAGCACGGAAACCTTCTCCAACGCTGAGAACACTACGAGGTTTGCACCAAGTTGGAATACTGTTTAGTCCAACAGCACCAAGTTTCTCTACTGCTTCATCAGACGATGAAAAGTTAGAGATAATGGCTTTTGAATTATTCCATTCAATTTTTTCTTCTTCACCAAAGAATTTACTAAAGGTTGATTTACCAGACCCACTAGCCCCTGTGATAACAAGAACTTTAAAGTCAAGATTCTTAATAATTTCATTTAACTTAAAAGGATAGAACTTAATTTCACCTGTGAAGTCATAATCAAAGAAGTTGTTTGTTTTTAGTGTTGCCTCATCAAGTTGCACTTTAGATACCAGTGGAGTAGTCTCTCTGTGCAGGTCACAAATCTTAATAATATCTTTCTTGTAATCATCATTTGAGAATAGATTAGTTGAATAGATATCAAGACTTGTTTCAATTGGTTGTGTCTTACTCATATGAACCTCTTTTCTTTACCATTAAGCACTAACAATACATTCTGGTAAAATGTTTTTAATGTTAGGACGGTCAATAATAATCGCTCTCTTGTTACCAAAATTAAGAGTGATGTATTGGTCATTATTTGTTTCTAGAGTGATTCTGAAGTCATTTGTATCAAGAACAAACTCATAAGACTCATCAGAATTATAAGCACTTACTGTTGAGATTTGTTCATAGTTATTTCTACGAGTATCATAGATTACAAGACCTTCTCTTGAGAAATTCATATAGGTATAAAGTGTAACAACATTTGTCTTATCAAACAATGATAGACGATTGATTGCATCCAATACTGCTCTTTTTTCAACTACAACACTGCGAGCAAATTGTGAAGAAGCAAGACCACGAATTGCATCAACAGGAACACTGTTAATCAATGAACTGTCTGATGATAGAATGGTTGTAATCTCAACATCTTTGTCTTTGAAACGAGCCTTTGTCTGAATAGTGTTATTTGATGTCACATCAGCCCCAAGAGTAAACTCAACTTCATCAGAAAGAAATAGTTTGAATAACTTAACAATCTTCTCAGTTAGAAGTAGTTTGATTGGTTTTTGAAGAGTGAAAGAGTTTACACACGCACCATTAGTAAATGTGATTGCACCTTTCTCATCAATATAAAACATTTTTTGAACAATCTTCTTGATTCCACTCTTTTGAAGTTCTTTACTGTTGAACTTTAAAACACTTTGAAGAATCTCATTTGAAATAGTGAAATTGCTTGTGACTTCACCAATATTAATCTTTGGCAACTGAACAAGTTTGTCATGTTCAAAAATCAAAGGAATTCTGTAATTACCATTTGATTTGATGACAAGTGAATTGTCTTTGATTGTCATTTGCATGTCTGCTGTAGTAAGTTTGGAAATGAGATTTAAAAATAGTGACGCATTTACAACAGCATGAAACTCACTATCATCATCAACATCAATAGTCACCGTTACATAATACTCATTGTTTGTAACATTAAGATGAAGTTTCTTGTTAATTGTCTCCAGTTCTAGAGTTTCACTAACTAATACAACGCCAGACGAATCAACTGCCTCTAAAATCTTCTTGCATACTTCTTGAAACTGAGTTACTTTTATAATCATTTGTTTGTTCCTTTCAATAATTATTTTTTATGTGTTATCTCTACACACTTTATATTATACACTTTTTAATTCTATCTGTCAACTACATTATAATTTCTGATTTATAGATGACTCCACGAAGACTGTCAATCTCTAATTCAGTGTGATTATCACAAAGAACTTTAAATGCTTTCTCATCAGACATCTTAGCAGTTAATTTCTTGTATTCTGCTTGTAAAGATGCTGTCATTTCATCTGCATACCAATGAGATACAATATAGGTATCACACTTCATTGGAACTTTCATATAAGGTTTTGCAGTGTCTGCCATGACCTTAGACAGTCTTTCAGCAACCTCTTCAGCATTCTCTTTAGGGCACTCACCCATTAATTCATCATGCACTGTAAGAAGCATTTTGAATCCAAGTTCTTTTAATACAGGGTCTCTATGAATGTTGAGCATTGCCATCTTAGTAAGAGTGGCCGCACCACCTTGAACAATAGCGTTGACTGATTGTCTTTCTGCCTGTGCAATCTTGTTTGTATTTGCTTGAATCTTAATTCCTTCATTCTCAGCAACCAATCTGAGTTCTTCAAAGTCTTTGTAAGAACGAATGTTTTTTGTTAAAGCAAGATATTCATTGATAAGTTTATCATTATCACTCTTGTTCTCACAGCCTAAGAATGGATTAAAGTTTTCAAGATTGACTTCACCATTATCTTTATTTAACACTTCTACAACATAAGGTTGTAATAGAATATCAGGCAATCTTCTTCGTCTTCCATAGAAGTCTTCTACATAGCCCGTTGTCTTAACATGTTCATAAACACTGTCAATCCATTTCTTTACTTTTGGAAATGACCTGTAGAATCTATCAATAATTTCTTGACCTTCTTTTGCAGTCTTGTTTATTTGTTCGCCAATTGACTTAGCACCACGACCATATAGTAGTCCTAATAGAACTGATTTTGCTTGAACACGACGCTCTTTACCTACCTTGTTTTGATGTGTCTTTTTTCCTGTAATTACTTCTTTTCCTTCAATGATTAGTTTTGTTCCTGAGGAATAGAACTCAAGATTGTCTTCATAGTTATTGTTATACATACTCTGAGCAATAACAGCATACAAGTCTTTATCTTCTTCATATGCTTTAAGCATGTTTTCATCTTGAGAGTAGTGAGCGGTAAGTCTTGGTTCTTGAGATGAAAAGTCTCCACCTACAAACATATAACCATCACGAGCCTTGAACATCAAGCGAATTTCTCTATTATGAGATGGAATGTTCTGCATGTTTGGTTCACTTGAACTAAATCTACCCGTATCTGTTCCTAACTGATTAAAGTAACAGTGAAGTCTATTGTCTTTTTTGTTAAGCATTGTAGGAAGTTTATCAACATAAGTATCAATCAGTTTTGTTAGTCCACGATATTCAAGAATAAGATTACATAATGGAATATCATTTTGTTCTGTAATAAGAGTTAGAATCTCTTCACCTGTTCCTCTTGATTTTAGTTTATCTACTGATTTTACTTTAAGAACATCATATAGCAGAATAGCGAGTTGAGTAGGACTGCCAAAGTTAATTGGCTCTGTGAGTTTACTTGCAAGTTTTGAGCCTTCTGATGATAATTTCCATGCATCAATGATTGAACGATACTTGTCAATTTCTTTATTGATTTGTTCATTTACTATCTTCAATTTCTCATGATATTTAACACTTAGTTTTTCAGTGTAAGATAAGTCAAGTTCAATTCCAGCCAATTCCATATCAGCAGTAACTTCAACCAGTGGGCTCTCTAGTGTCATGAGAAGATTTAAAACATGTTCTGTGTCAGAATTGTTTTCAAAGAATTTCTTTTGCCATCTATATAACTCATCTGTCATGAAAGCATCAGTCGCCGCATAAAGAGCAAAAATATCAGGGTCAACCCACGCATATTGCACATTTTCAAATAGATGGTCAATAGCATACTTCTCTTGATTTGAGTCAATTTTATCAATGTATTGATTCTTAAGACCTGCAGAGCGTTCATTCTCATCAATAAGTCTGGCCGCAATCATGGTATCCCAATATGCAACTAACTCAACTCCAGTGGTGCATTTAATGACTTGAGTGTCAAACTTAGCGTTATGCATGATGATTTTAACATTTTTTAAACGCAATAATTCATCTCTGATATCATTCTCAGTGAGTTGCCAAGAAAGTCTTTCACCTGTTTGATAGTTGATATGATTTAGAGGAACATATACTTGCTTATGACCTTTTGTAAAAAAGCAAGGTCCCATCAATAGACAAGTTAAAGGGTCAAGACTGTTGTTAGTTTCTGTGTCAATTACAATCTCACCGTTCTTAATAGCAAGATTGAAAAAATCAGTCAACTGCTGTCTTGATTTAACAACCATGATATTATCTCTAAATTGTCCTAAGATTTTGAGAACATTTTCAGTAATTAAAGAAAGTCTGTCTTCAACAGACAGTTTCTTTGACTTAATTTGTTTCTCAACCACAACCTGTAAATCTTTAGGATTTGAAATCTTATCAATGATTTTCTTTATTTTGTCAGGGGTGCTGACTACAGTAAACTCAGCACCCCATAGACTTTCTAATGCTGTCATTGTTTGCACCTATTGATTAATAGGTATAGCGACGAGGTCTTTGTGAGGTTGGGTCAGACTCTGTTGGTTGAGTTGATTGAGTTGCAGATGCTGGATTTGGAGCCACATAAGGAGTGGTTGTTACAGTAGATTGAACAGGTGCTCCTGTGGTTGTTTGTTGAACATATCCGCCGGTTTGAGTTTGAGTAATGACTGGTTGAGATGGAGTAGGAACTGCTGGTGCAATTGTAGATGTTGCAGTCTTTTGCTTTTCAGGAAATTTTCCTGTTGTCAAGAAAATACGCATCTCATCAGCAGTCTTCTCAGTATAGAAGAACTTGTTGATTTCAAAGTTATCAAAATCAGTGAAGTTTTTCACATAGATGTTTTCTTTGTAAATTGCAGGATTTGCATAAAGAATGTCATAAGTGGTTTTAGTATCACCTTTTTTGCCACGACGCTTAATCTTGAATACACTGTCTGCCAAAGGACCATACTCTTTGAAATAGTTTTCAAGAGTTTTACTGAAGTATGCGGGTCTTTCCCAAATCTTCGCTTGAAATTGAACATGACCACTTGCATCAGTTGTGTATTGAATGATTTTGACAAACATCTTATCATAAACACGATTTCCTGCTTCACATAGTGGACACTTGCTAAGAGGTTCATTTCCAGTTCTTAGACAACTAACACGCTTTTGTTTTCCTTCTACTTCAATTGCATGAACAGTTGCAATGTGAAAGTCTTCCACACTGTCATAAGCAAATCGAACAACTGCTTCATCTCCATCATCCTTCAAAGCAAAGAATGATACTTTGTAATCTTTGTCACCAGAGTTTTGGTTTGATTCTTTTTGAACATAGGTCGAATAATCTAGTCTTGCCATAATTTGTAATTTCTCCTTTTTAAATTTTTTGAGTTTTTTCTCATTTTAATTATACAGTTTATTTTCTAGGCTGTCAATACTAATTTATCAAATTCTTCTTTTGTTAAGTCATTGACATCTTTTCCTCTTGGAATTTTTATAACATTTATTAGTGCACCCTTATCTTCAAGATGTTTTATAAAGTTTGCTGTTCCCTTATCGCCAGGAGTGTCACCATCAAAGCACAGATTATAAACTCTTATTCCTGATTTTGATAGTATTTCATATTGAGTCTTTGAACCTGTTCCAAATAGTGCAACAGCAGGATAACCCCATGACCATAAAGTTAGTGCGTTTATTTGTGATTCACAGATGTATACACTTGTTATATTCTGACTCTTAATGAAGTTGAGAAGATAAACAGGCTTTTCTTTGTCCTCATCAATAAGAAACATCTTATTTTCAACACTTCTTTTTGTGAGCATTAAAAGTTTGCCTTTTTCATCCCACACAGGAAACACAATACATTTTGTTTCTGTATCATATCTTATCTTGAATCTTTCAATAATCTCACTAGACAACTTTCTTTTTGTCATGTAAGGATGATAATTTTGAAGTGTATCTAGAATCTTCTCATCTAAATAATCAACTTTATGACGCTTTAAATCAATTGGAAGAAGTTGTGCTTTTCTTTCAACAAGTGTGTTACCATATCTTTCAAGTAACCACTCTTTTCCAAAATCTTGATTTGCATTAAAACATTCACCAACAAACTTAGTTAATGGACCAGTTTCTCCACAAGTGAAGCATTTGAACCATCCATATTCAATTGTTGGCTCATCTCCACAATATATTCCACATGATGGATGCGATTCTTTACCATCTTTATGAAAAGGACATGTTACAACTACATTGTCATGCTTTTCATGATATGTAGCAAGTTTTCCTGTTGTTATTTCAGATTTAATTTGTTTTAAAATCTTAACAATAGGAGTATCAATAAGACGATTGTTAATAATTAGATTCATTAGAACACTTCCTTACCTGTGGACTCAACATCATATCTTCCAGAGTAGTTTTCACTGTGATTAGATGCCAACTCATCTTCAGCCTCAGGAATGTATACAAACATGCCAGTATTGAAATCAACTTTATATGAAATTGTTTTACCATTCTCACTGTCTCTAGATTTAACAAGTGTTAGTTTAATGATATCATCTTTTTTCTCTAGAAATATGATTGAGGTTGAGTCTTGTCCAATTCTGTCAGACTGAGCAATTTGAGTGGTGTCAACTTTTCCTGTTTCATTTATAGTTCTGTTTTGCTGAGACACACTAATGATAGGAATCTTCTTCATGACCTGCAGATTCTTCAAGTCTCTTGATATGTTGGCAGCCCTTTCAACAGGATTCTTTGCTTTTCTATCGTCTTCAAGCAATGAGTGTTGGTCAACAAATAGAATGTCTAATTTTTCTTTTTCAATGAATGTTCTAAGTGAGTTTACACCACCAGGACCATCAATCATTGTGGGTGTTAGAACCTTAAGAGAGCCGGTATATTTTTTAGGTAGTTCATCTATATATTTCTTGTAATCATTTTGAACTGCAATGTTTCCATGGGTTAGACTTCCATTTGAAAGATGTCCAATCAATGTGTCAATACGATATCCAATCTTTCTCTCACTCATTTCACCTGAGTAGATTCCAACTCTTAGACCTTGCTGAACTGATGCAACAGCACTCTTTAATAGAATCCAGGTTTTACCATAATTAGTTCTTGCAACAATTGTTCCAAGTTCTTCTTCTCTGTCCCAACCACCCATAATTTTATCAAGTTCATCAAAACCTGTGCTGATGTAGAACTTCTGAAAGTCTTTTGTTCTTTCAACATACGCATCATATCGAGAGGTGTCTTTTAAAATGTCTACACATTGCAATGCAACACCCGTGGATAGAGTTGAAGAAGAATCTTTAAATAGATTCATTGCCTCATCTGTCTTGCTGTCCATGAGCAGTGTTCTAATCTTATTAAACACGGTGGCTAGATTTCTAGTATTCTTATCTGCAATCAACTCTGATAGAAGATATGAGTTCTTTTCTTCTACATTGATAATCTCAAAATCAGAGAATCTATTTAAGAATGATTCTGTATCTGGAATATTTCCATATCTGCTAAGATGATTTTTAATGAAAGTAAACTCATCTACATACTCAGAAAAATAATCTTCATTTAGATTGTTCAGCACAATGAAGGAAGTGTCTTTTTCTTTAAGTATTCTATTTAACGCTTGTAATTGTATCATCTACATTTCCTTTCCTGCAAACAAATCAATATTATATTCCACGCTTGTCAGCACCATTTAACTCAATGTCCTGACTGAGATTAACTATTCTTGAGTAAAGCCTATCTCCCAGTGATTTATGCATCTCTAGAGCAGTGAGGTTTGATGTAAAGATGTTTGATTTGCCTTCTGCTATTCGAGCCTCAATCATACTATAAAGATGTTCTGACTCAAATATAGAGGTCTGTTTTGTGGCAATATCATCCCAAATAATAATATCAGCAGTTAGCATATTTTCTTTGATGTGAGCGACATAATCACTTCTATCTGAAATGTTTTCTTTTAGTGCTAGTAGAAATCTAGGAACATTGATAAACAATGCTTTACATCTTAGAGATGATTTGAGCCATATTTTATTGAAATAGGTTTGAACAAAACGAAGTGCCCAACTTGATTTACCATTTCCTGTGTTAGTCGAGTGAATATATAGATTCTTTCCTTGTGCAATAAAATCTTCAATGTTATTTTCTATGTTTTTTAATTTTATGAAAGCATCTTCATCAGTGCCGTCCGCATCAATACACAATGCAACATGTTTTCTTTGTTGAGCCGAAATTAATGCTTCTTTATATAAGTAATCAAGTTTAAAAAGTCTCATGCAGAAGTCTCCACAATCCTTTTGATTACATTCATTTTTTAACCAACATTCTTTGTTTTCAGTCATTATTTTCTCTCTCCACCTATCTTGTTATACAATATTTTTATAGGTCTGTGCTGTATTTTGATTTATCTAGAGTTAAATGAACATCTCTTTTATCATTGAGCCAAGCAGTTTTAATAAACGCATGAGTTGAATCAGTTCTAGTTGCAATGACAAATGTTACATCACGATAAGTGTCATAAGGAACTCTAACAACAAACTTAGTTACATGCCAACCTGGTCCAAACTTATAGTAATCCTTACTGAGTTCAATCTCAAAAGGGTCAACTTGATTTTTCTTTAATGAGTCAATTGCAGACATAATCTTTGTCTTTTCTAGACAATGTTTTTTGTCAAATGTGTCAACATGTTGCTCTTCAAAGTGTTTTGAAAGTTCAACTGTCTGTATATTTTTTTGAATATTACGAACATCTTCAAATGCAAATTCTGGAACAAATACTTCTGAATGAAATAATTTACTATACATTTTATACCTCACAATGTTATTTATCTAACTCTATTATACACTTTTTTTAATTATCTGTCAACAAAAGAAACAAAGTCTTTAGTAAACTTTGTCTCCAACAGTGTCAGCAGTTGCTCTCTTCTGAGTAGTGACACGAGGTTGTTTATCTTGAATTGATTTTTTAATTTGGTTATCTTTTTCATAGACAGATATTGCCCACTGACAATCACGATAACCTTGTATGGTTGCTATTTGAACAAGTCTAAGAGCAAGGTCTAAGTCACCTTTAGTATAAGAATTCAAAGTGTCTTGAAACAGTTTTACTGACGCATTAGACAGATAGTTTCCTTTAGGACTTGCAAAGATGGCATCTACCCAATCTCTGAGGGCTGTAAGCAGTTCATAATTAGACACTTGAATAGAGTTTTTTAAAGCAGTGATAACAGCCTGTCTCTTTGATTCTTTAGGGTCTTTTTTATTGAGTCCTCCAAGTTTTCTTGATAAGTCATCAATCAGTATAACATCTTCACTTGTGATTATTGAAGCATACATCTTAGTATCAACTTTAATGATGTCAGGATTGTCTTGATGCTTAAATAGAATGCCTACCTGAGCAAGTTTTGAATCTATTCTAAGTTGCTCTTCAATAGACAAAGTAGTTCTCATGAACACATATTTTCGGTCAAGTTTAAAGTATTCCTTATCAATCAACTTATCTTTGTTTCGTGCCTTTTCAAAGATACTTAAAAGTTCCGTCATGTATACCGCTGTATTTAAACCAAAGATTTGTGCGGTTTTAATGTTATAACTTATATAGTTGTTTGAATTAAGAAGTTCAATTAACATAAAATATCAACCACCTTTTTATTCTTTGACAAACTTGAAATAACCTTATTAACAAATCTAGATAGTTGTTTTCTATCATCAAGGTCCTTTATCTTTTCAATTGCATGAATAACATCAGAAGACTCCACTTGATATGCTTCACTGAAGTAGGTCACATAGTCATCTCCAAGTTGTCTCATTTGAGCCATTAATTTTCTCAAAGAAAACTCAGAACGATAACTAACCTTTTTAGTCATCTTGACTTCTACTTGTTTTTCTTCTTCAAAATCTTCAATGTTCTCTTCACTGTCATTCTTTTCAAAGTCATCTGATTCAATAATATCTGAGTCTGAAAAGTCTTCGTCATCAATATTGTCAGAATTAAGTTCTTGACTCTCATCATCATTTTCTCCATCTTCAGTTGTAATGTTGTCTGAATCATCATCTTCAGCACTAACTCTTGTAATAGTTTTTATTCCTCTAAAAGTGTCACCATAACAAATGATGTCAACAACAATACTATTGAAAATAAGACCTTTTGATATTAGATAGTTAATGACTTCTAAACATTGGTCATCATCTTCTTTAATATCATTTGTGCTTAGAAGACTATAGACCTCCGCTGTTTGGCCGAATGTCTCAATCTGTCTGTCAATTGAGTCTGTGATGTAGTTAATCTTACGCTTGTCCATGTTATAATACTGATAGTATCTCATGCGAGTTGAATAGATACAGCGATTGATTACTTTGTCTGGTCCTTGTGGGTCATTATATAGTTTATTATTAGGGTCTGTCCATTTACGATATTTAAAAGCAACAAAGAAAGACTCCGCCAACCAACTTGTGAAGTCACTTATTTCAAGTCTAGCACTTCTTGATGTCTTGTAGAACTTGTAGACATTATTCCAATATCTAAGCATTAAAGCAGAGAAGTAGTAACTCTTTTCAGGCTCCTTATGCTCATACTTTAGATATAAATTGGCTAATAGATTTTTGTCCATAGTCTGCCAATCAGAAATGTTGTTTGCACTTTGTAGGTATGATTTTTTAATATCTTCAAGCATTAGCATCTCCTCCCTTGAAATTTTCATGTATAACACCTTTCATTTTATTGATGTTTTTCATTAGGATAATTTGGTGAACACAATATTATATCTTTGACCATCTTTACGAAAGAACCAGCCCTTGTATTCATCATGATATCCACGACACTTCTTGTAAATATACTTACGATAACCAATTTCAGGAACCTCAATGATTCCAATAGGTTTCTTTGTTACTTGAACCTTAGATGTTAAATCTTGTCTTTGTTCATTAGACAGTCTGTAGGTTCTTGTAATATTATACCCAAGGGCAGAGCCTACTTTTTGAGCAACTTGCTTCCAACCTGCTCCATGACAATCACCTTTTTCATTATAGGCATGACACAATTCATGAACAATAGTGTTTTTAGTTTCTTCAATACTACGCACACCAGCAAGAACACGACTAATTCTGATAACAGCATTTCTTGATGTTGAAGATGTCTTGTAACAAGTTCCAGCAGTGCGAACAGCCTTAGATAATTCAACAGAAATATTCATTGGAGACTTTCCAAGAATCTCAGCAACTTTAGTATTGAAGTGATAAACATATTGACTAATTTCTCTGTCTGTCATTCTAATTACCCCTTTTCATGAGTGATATCTCTACACTATCTATTATATCACTAAATCAATCATTTGTCAAGGACAATGAGGTTTTGCAAAAAAAACTCATCTAGATAAATTTGAGTGAATTTCCTTTTTTCCGTCATGTAAAACCTCAGCGGTAAAGTAAAATGTTCCCATTTCAAGAACTTCAATGAGTTTAATAAAGTCTTTCTGTGTCAATTCAATTCCATCAAATTGATGATAATTTGTAATGCTAATAATTTTATACACATCTTATCTTCCTTTCATTCTATCATATACACTAATTATACAGTTAAAAAATAAAATTGTCAACAATTTTTTTATCTTGCTGAACAATTTTGTCTTTGTGTTTGATTTTAACTACTTCTTCTTGAGAAAAGTTTTCTTATATTTAGCGTATTCTGCATCTCTAATCTTAATAAGTTCTGGTGTAAGGTCTCCCTCACTTTGTAACCAATCTAGTGGAACTTCATAGCAAGGAATTTTTCCATTTGTTCCTACTCTGATTTCACTTATTACTCTTGAGCCATCATATGAATATAAATCGGGCTTGTTTCTGTCACAGCAGAAAAATACATAACACTTATCTCTTCGCACATCCATCTTGCTAATGAGAACTTTTTGGTCCCAATATCGTGGTTGCCAAATACAGGTTGCTTTCATGTTAATTTCTCCTTTCATTTAAAAACTAACAGATTCTAGTTCAACAATAATATACAACTAATTCTAATGTTCACAACAAATTTTTAAATTTCTTCCATTAAATATTTTCTGAGTCTATCTACACCATGCTGACCAATCTTATCATCAATAACATAATCACTGATGGCTTGTTTAGTATAAACAATATCTCTTACTCTCTCATCAACTGAGTCTTTGCAGATTAGATTGTATATAAAAACAGATTTACTTGTTCCAATTCTATAGATTCTGTCTTGACTCTGCTCAAACTCACCCCATGTCCAAGGAGTGTCAATAAAAATCATATAGTTGGCCGCAGTCAGTGTGATTCCTGTTCCTGCTTTTTGCCAGGTTCCAATAAAAACCTTACAAGAAGATTCTGTTTGAAACTTTGTCTTGACCGCTTCAACATCTTCTTCTCTTGTGTCGCCTGTCATTATAGCAGGATTGAACTCTGATAGCAATTCTTTTAATTGATTAACAGTCTCTTTAAAAGTTGAGAAGATAACAACCTTGTCACCATTACTTATAATCTGTTCTGCAAGGTCTACGGCCCTCTCAATCTTACTTGAAGTAACTTCACTTGATGTTAAAATGCTAGGACATGCTGTAGACTGTCTCAATCTTGTAATCATGGCAAGAACTGATTGTGTTGTCAGTTTTACCTTGTCAACCTCACTTTTAATTCCTTTTCTGACATCATCATAGAACTTTCTATGTTTATCATTCATATCAACATACTCAGTAATAATTGTTTTTGGTGGCAAATTCAATAAATCTTTAGTTCTTCTGAGTGAACATGAGTTAAGATGATTCTTTAATATATTCATGTTTTTAACACCTGTCACTTGATTAGTATCTGAAAATTCACAGTAGAAGTGTTTAAATGTTGTTAGTGTTGATTGTTCTTCACCTATCCATGCTAGAGGAACATATGCATCTAGTGGATTATTTAATAAAAGAGTTCCGGTGGCACCAATTCTATATTTTGCTTTTGTTAATTTAAGAAGATTTTTACCTTGTTGACTTTGATTTGATTTTGCTTTGTGAATCTCATCAACAACAATCATGTTAATGTCATTCTTTCCTTTTTTAATCGCGTTTAAAACATCATCACTTCTCAGTGTTTCAATGTTTGTAATAATAAAGAACTCATCAATAGATTCCTTAATTTGCTCCGCTCTTTTATCAACAGAGTCAATTACTGCTGAACCTGTTCTAGTCTTTCTTTCTCCAAGAATCATGCAACTCAGATTAGAATGCTTTTCAATCTCACTCTTCCAATTTGTCTTAAGAGATGCAATGCCACAAATAATCAGACAGTGCTTCAATCCTCTTGTTTCTTTCAACTCTTCTGCTATATGTATGATTTGTGCTGTTTTACCAAGCCCTGGTGCATCTAAAAGCAACCATCTATCTTTATTCAGTCCAAATTTAATACCTTCCATTTGATAATCAAATGGGTCTAATTTGTATCTCAATGTAGGCTCAATATCAGAGATATCTTTTTCATCAGACATGAGATGCAGTTCAATATTATCATAGTAAACAAGATTATCAATTATATAAGAAAGACTGTTGATTGGAAGTTCCCACTCTAAAGATTTCTTATCAAAGAAGTAAGCATCACAATTCTTAATTAAATTGATGATTTCTTTATGATATGAAAAAGAAAGAAATAAAGACGTTATTCCTGGTAACTTCTCACATTTATCTTCTCTTATTCTTATCATTTTGGCTCTTCAAGTTTTATTCTGTTCTTATAGATTGTTGTCTCATATTCTTCATCAAAGTCGGTTTTTGTATCATATGATGTTGTAAATGTCATTGTTGTTTCAACTTCAAATGCAACACCACAATTCTCACAATCAAATTCCTCATGTGTATTTAATGTGTCACCATTAAAAAACTCTATTGAACCATTCTCATCTCTGATAATATCTCTTGGTTTTCCAATTAGTGAATTTGGAAATATTATCTCTGCGGGCAGATATTCATAACCACATTTTGGACATTTTATTACAGCAAAATTTTTATTTTTCATCTATTTCTTACCTTCACTTTTCTGTTCATTAAAACTATTTTCTACTATTATATATACAAGAAAAAAGAGGCTTAAAAGCACTCTTTAGTCATTTTTATATTA